AAACCGAATAGGGCATTAAGCCCCGGCAGGAGTTCTTTAAGCATTTGCGCTCTTGAAATTGCCATTGCTTAGTTCTCCTTAAACGCCGGTTGTGTTTCTGTACGCATGACCAACATTAAAAATGAAGAGTGCGTCCGTGAATGCATCACCAATAGTGCTATCTGGCCCATTGTAAAAATCATAGATTCGCAATGGAAGCGTATTGGTAGTTGCGGTTGAATCGGCATCAACAGCATTTTTACTGTTACCGATAGAGGTTGTTCCAGCAGTTTGGATAACATCAAAGTTAGATCCAAGTGCTGTTTGAGCAATAGCGCCATCTGCTTGCATCAAGAAAACCACATCAGGATCACTTAATACATATGCGAAAGCATCTGTTGCAACAGTTGACGCTGGCCAAAATTGGCTAAAAGTCATCTGCTTAGTAGTGGGATCTGTATATTTACAGCCCATAAAAATGCCAACAGTAGTTAGCGTGGCAGTACCTGTATCTTTTTCGATAGTACCGCCAGAAACCATTTTGACAAAATCACCGTTAAATATGGTTGTACCATATTCAGAAGCGATGCTTAGGTGTTGAACCTTTCCGTTGAAAGATCCACTAGCACTTGTAGTGCTAACTGGTCTTGCCCCATGAGGCGCGGCTGTAGTAGCCATAATTGAGTTCTCCTAACAAATAAAAATAAGTTGTTATTTACCAAAATTAGTCACGCGAGTCTTTCGATCAGGTCGGAGCATAGGCATCCGTGGATCATTTTCTCGCATGTAACCTTGGTCAACACTTTCCATTTGTTGCGCTGCAACTCCCTCGTAATGACGCTGGCGCGAATCCGCAACTTCCTGCGGAGCCTTACACAATAACTGACCGCCAATTTCGACACATCCGGGGAACTGAGAGTTATGATCAGGCATAACTTCTAGCTCTGGGTGGTCTTCAAGCTTCACTGGCTCCCATCCTTCTCTAAAGCGCATAGATACATTAGTTGCATCTGATTGCCCTACCATAGATGTACGAATCCATCTAAACGCCCATCCCGGTTGTGGGATTGGATCTGGTAGCAGATTGGGTGGTGTCCACTGCTGCTCTCTAGCTGTGTTATCTCTCGACT